TGTAACAATGAGGAATCGCCACCTCGTATTCCAATCCTGGCCGGTATGCCTTTTCAACAGGCTTTTTTCTCCCGCTCATTTGACCGCCTCTTGCAACCAAAGAATGACGATCATCACAATCCACGTAATAGCCATGCCCTTCATGTCGTTTTCTACTGCTCGCCTCGCCTTGTTCCGTTCGACACGGGACAGGAGTTGTTCAAATTCATTTATTTTCATTGTCATCCCTCATATCAATCGGCATGTTTTCATCGCTCACTTCGATCGGCACGTTTTGTTCCGATTCTTCTTGTACTTGTTTTTGCTGTGCTTGTTGTCTTACCGCCTCAAACATCAGCTCAATACCTTTTTTGATGACTGGATCCGTTCGGTCTTGAGTGAGTAGCCACTCGAGATAGTCCGGCTGCTCTTTATACACTTCTTTGAGCGTTTTGCCTTTATGCTTCCCGAACGTCAATTTAATCTGTGCTGCTTCTTTTGCCGTCATCGTTTCTACCTGTTCAGAGCGAATGAAATCTTGCATGTCCTCGATGTCCTGGGTAAACACTTCCGACAAGCTGGCAAGCGTTAAAGTGGCATCAATTTGTGCGCGCTTCTTCGCCATTTTCAAAACCGTGTTAACCTTCTCGTAAGGGTCTTGGATAGAACCGTCTTTCCGTTTGTAAAACTTTGGTTCACGGTTGTTACAATGCCCTAGCCCTTCTGTGATTTTTACACCGTTTTTGTAGATGATGCACCGGACGGTGAAAGCAAAGAACCCATTCTCATAATCGTTAATGTGCTCGATGACCTCGTACTCACTTGTCACACCTAGTAGCATCTGAATTTTCTCTGCACCCGGTTTCAACAGCGTCGGTTTAGGCGTACCTGGAATCACGCCGTAATCATGGTCTTTTTTCAGCATGTTCTGGACAACCGCTTGAAACTGACTAATTTTTGTGAGCGTGGATTGCACCGCACCAATATCCACACTTTCGATGATAGATAGAGAATTGGCTTGTTTTTCGTTGCTCATTTAATTCGCACCCCTTTTGTCTGTTTCAACGTCACACCAGGCACTTCTTCACCGTTTTTCAGCCGCTCAAGGATCGCCTTTTTGTCGAGCTTGGCCGGTTGAGAGACGAAGAAGTCTGCCGGGATGAGCGTTTCGTCGATAATGTCCACTGACGGCGGATTCTTTTGGATCGCCACCGTAATCGTCGGGCGTTTCACTTTGTCGATGCCGGCGATCTCCAATTGTTCTTGCAGGTACGATTTCAACCGTTCCACTTTGTTTTCTATGACTTGTCGGCGCTCTGCCAATCGCTTTTCTTCGTCGCGGATAACTTTGACGTCCGCCTCAAGATTGCGGATGAGCTTGGCGATGTTTTCTGCCTTGTCCTCGATCGCCTCCTGTAGTGCTTCCAATGTATCTACAATCGCATCGGTATCCATTTCCTCGGCCATTTCCAACAGCTTGGCGTAATTTTCGGTCAGTTCGTAGAGCTTCAAGTTCCCTTCCCCTTTCGAACGTGGTATACTAGGAATAAATCGAGTTTGTTGTTTTGCCCTGCGGCCCAGCGGGGCATTTTCATTTCCATACGGTTTTCCTCTCTCCACTTTCCAAGCAAAAGGCCATTGCGCAGTACCGGTCATAGTGAATCATCAACCCGTCCGGGAACTCGACGATGGTTTCTCCCTCGACGATCTCCCCGTAGCATCCGGCGCACTCGCCGATCACGCGTGGTTCTTCAAACTTGACATTGACGGTCATTCCGTTTTCAATCATGCTTCCACCTCCTTTCCTAACGCCCTACCGTCGGCGCAGGAGGACAGGACAACTTGGCCAACAAGGAAACCCCTGCGCCACCGACAGGCGTTAGAGCCTGTCAACATATTCCGGTTGTCCTATTCTTTCATCCGTGCTACAATGGAGACGTCGAGACCCATGCGTTGCATCTCCTCGACGATCTGGACAAGTTTGTCATGCTCTTTCTTCCGGTCAATGAGCTTGTCCAAGTCGCGTTTGCAACGGAGGAACTCTTTGCACCAGCGTTCCGCTTCCGCGAGGTCGTTTGAATACATCGCCGTGCGGGCGCGGAAGGTGGCATAGTCGCAACAATCGAGAAGTTGGGCCGCACGTTGCATATCACCTGGGAGGACGTTCATATTGCTACCTCCCTGTTTAACATCTTGTCTGCAACGCGGATTGCATCTTCTAGTAATCCCATTTCTTCAAGAAACTGCGGACGGCTAACGTCTTTACCCGTCTTGTTAATGTAGTTCTGCCGGCGCAACTCTAAATTCGTTCTGTACGCTGTATTGAAGGCTTGTACGAAGTCTTTCCAGGCATGGTTGAACGGAATGCCATTTTGGCGTGCATAGCGCTGAATCATTTTATTCAATCGCTGGCGAAGATCGCCGATCGTGTCGATGCGGTCGATGTTATCTAGGCGATGTTGTACAACTGTGACTTTTTCTTCGATTTCCTTTACACGTCTTTCATGTTCTACCATCTGTTGTGCATACATGAGCAGCATTTCTGCCGTTGTTTTTGGTTGGATCGCTTGCCGCTTTTGCAGTGCCTCTTTCATGCGATTGAATTCGTTAATGTATCTGATTTTAATCATCATTGCCTTTGGTGTTGTGTATCCCATCGTCACCAACATAAACGCATCGAAATTCAACAGGTACTTTGTGTATATTTGCTTGTTTTGCGGATGTTGATATGGGGTCTCATAAAATTTCAAGACACCCATGTCGATACCCAATTCCTTTACTTCTTCGGATTCTTTTAACTTTTCGATATTTTCGATTGTTCGACGAATATCCGCCAACACGTTAAAATGCTCTTTCCCAAAAGTTTCAGCGATCGTCAGACTGTCTGTAAGTACTTGGTTGTTATCAATGAACACTAACTGTTTGTTCATCTTTTCTCTCCTCTCCTTAACGTTCACCAATTTCGGTGAGTGTTATTGCTTGTCCACTTTTTCGCCAAAAGGAATATCTCACTTGAGGCTCAGAACTCGTATTTCGTATCTTCCCAATCGCACTCTTGGCATTCTGCTTCCCAAACATATCCTTTCTCATCGGCTTCAACGATTTTCCACCAGGCTTCCCCACCGCAACGCGGGCATTCTATATTCATGTTTTTCACCCCCCTTTTTCAATCATTGAGCGAGAGTTTCTTGGTTCTTCTTTTCATTCTCCTTGACCATCCTCACATAAATTTCAATGAAGCGATCTAACGCTTCTTTTGACGGTTCTTTCCGTTCGCCAACGCACCGTACTACTACTTCCGGCGGTTTTCTTACTCTTTTTTTCATGATGGTCATCTCCTTTGTAGGAGATGTATGCAAGAAAACGTTGCGTACAACCCTGTTAGTCGCCAACAAATTATGCGACCTCCTTTTTATTGATACCAGTTCAAGCAGTCTCGCTTCTTTTTCTACACTTAAAGTGTAGTTCTGGATTAAAAAAAATTATATTATTAATCGGAATGCTGACGATTTCAGCGAACAAAAACGCCTTGTCAATTCGAAAAGCACGCTTGTATTGCTCGTAATCAATATAAGTACGCTTTGTCATACCGAGCATTTTGGCGATCTGTTCTTGTGTTAACCCCCGATGTTTTCTTGCTTGTTCCAATGTAAATTTAATATCCAATTCCATCGCCTCCTTTCTGATTCAATCCTACTACACTTCAAGTATAGTTGTCAACAAAAAACTTCACTTTTAGTATATTTTTTTATGCGTATGTTGAAATCTACTATACTTATAGTGTATAATCTTTCTTGGAAGGAGGTGAAGAAAGTTGCACATAGGCAAGAGAATAAGGAAATTGAGAAAAGAAAAAAAGCTGACTCAAGAAGATTTAGCTAAAATACTCGGCGTTAAGCCAACGGCGGTATCAGCTTGGGAGTCGGGAAGAAATAAACCTCTTATGGACAAGGTCGGGTTAATGGCCCAATATTTCGACGTCCCTATCTCATATTTCTTCGAGGAGGACAAGTTGGAAGAAAAGACAATCCCTATTAAGAGGTTTGCGAAACTCCCTATCGTCGGG